GATTTATGCAAAGAATTAGTAATTTCAGTGTTGGATTAGGACTAACGAATACAGACCCTGTTGCTGGACCTTCTGGAACACCAAGAACTCCATCAATTATCTTTACTATGGTCAGAACTGGAGGATTTTAATGTTATTGACTGTTAGGAATGATATATCTAATCAAATAGGTAATGATGTATTATTTTGTAAACGAATTGATAGTTCGGGTAACCCAGCTTTCAAAGCCGAAACAGTATTAAGTAGTGGATATACAGATATAACAAATGTAACAAATTGGAATTTATATGGACGACAAGCTGAAACAAATTATGAGAATTATAGAAATATTTTAATTGATGATTATATTGGAAGTTGGGGAGCATTATCAAGTGGTGACAAAGGAGTGCTGGTTGAAAATTTTGTTTATCCGTCAGGCACAACTGATGGCGAATTGGACGGTTTCTATACTAGTTCAGAACGTTCCATATTCAACGAAAAAGTAATTCAAAGTTTGGATATTGAAAATGCTTTAACTTTGAAAAGTGCTGATAATCCTGGTAAATTTTTTGAAATTTTAGTATCCGATAATCAAATTATGAGAGGTTTGGAAGTTCTACCGTATACTACTAGTAATAGTGGAGTTCAAATAGAAACGGTCGCACAATGGAATGCTTCTGAGTTACAAGGAAGACCTATAGATAATAGTGCTCCAACCACAAATCAATTTTTAAAATGGGATGGGTCCAAATGGATACCATCTGCTGGTAGTAATGGTTTAAATGTGTTGACTAGTGGTGAATCAGAAGGTGCATCAACAACTACTAGTGATAGTTATCAACAAAAATTACGTGTTGTAGCTATTCCTAATGCCTCTGGCCAACATATTGTGCATTGGTCAGCAGAACTAGATAATGATGCTAGTGGTGGTGTGTGTGACTGTCGAGTACAATTGGATGATGTATCAGATTTAACTATTGTGCAACATCAGACTTATTCAGCCGGTTATGGTGATTATCATAGTGTTAGTGGTTTCAAACGGTTGGTGTTGGCCACCTCTGGTAATATAGATGTAGATTTTAAGCGACAAAGTGCTGCGGGTGGAACAGCTAAAATACGTCGTGCCAGAGTAGTGATAATGGAGGAATAATGAAAATTTTATATACCGGAAAAACAACATCACCAAATTTAAACCAAATACATTCTGATGTTGGGAGTGGTGTCATGATAGAAAAATCTATTGATTATTGTCGTTGGGATAAAGATAACGATGGACCGAATGGTCCCAACACATTAGCAGTATATTTTACTACTGAACCTACTGGTGCAGATAGAACAGAATTAGATAATATAGTTACAGCTAACTCATAAAATGCCTATTTTAAAATGTCAAAAAGAAGGTAAATCCGGTTTTAAATTTGGCGAATCTGGTAAGTGTTTTACTGGTCCCGGCGCTAGAGAGAAAGCTAGAAAGCAGGGTGCAGCTATTAAAAGTAGAGCACAAATTATTTTAGAAGAATTAGCTAAGGTTTTGACTCAAAAGAAAAGACCACCCACCACTATATAGGACGCCCCAAGTGAAGCTCACCGATATATTTGATGAAATTATCTGTATGTGCTACGACAAAAGGCAGGACCAATGGCCTTATATAGAAAGCTTTATTCATCAACGTGGTGGTAAATTACGTAAAATAATATGTGGTGATGGAGAAATTCTTGACAAATCTGAATATTTTTCTATTGACACGGACCCACCTTTAGGTTATAATCTTCGCAGGCAAGGTTGGAACTATTTTAGGGCAGTAAAAAAATTATTTAATGAGTATAGAAAGAAAGACATAGATAGTATATTGTTTTTGGAAGATGATATACAATTTTCACCAGGATTTGACGACATATTTAGCAAAGCTTTCACTCAGTTACAGAATAACAGTCAAAAGTGGGATATGGTTTATTTTGGGTATAGCTTGATACAGAAGACTAGAGCCTTACAAATTTATGACAATGTACTGGCTTTTACGGGACGAGCGTGTGGAATGCATTGTGTTGGTATTCACAGAAGTATGTTCGATAAAATATTATCTTTAGATGAGGAAAGTTATATTGATGTGGGAATTGGAGAAAAATTTCATAACACACTAAACTGTTTTGGAATTTATCCGCAGATTGCTACCCAAGAGACCGGATTTAGCTATAACGCTCAAAAGGTATTGGATAAAACCCAAAAAATGGTAACTAAAAAAAAAGAGATTGTTGATGTACGAAAAACCTATCGAGAATTGAAAGCGGTTTAGTGGAGAGATTCAAGAGGATTTTTTTAAGTGAAAAGAGATTAATGAGTTATGGTCCAATTTGGAATGAAAACACTTTTATTAAGGCTTTAGAAGATACTGAGATTGATACTAAATTACCGTATGAAATTGAGAAAAATAAACGTGAACGAGGATATTACATTACACAGATAATGAATGATGAAAGTAATAATAGCGGGCTCACGTAATATACATCTGAATTCAACACAAATAGCGGAAATAGTTAACAAATCCACTTTTGACATAACAGAATTAGTATGTGGGGGAGCGAAAGGAATTGATTGGGCAGGAGCAATTTGGGCGAGAAGACATAATATTAAAATAAAATGGTTTAGACCGGATTGGCAAAAGTATGGAAAAGCGGCTGGTCCAATTCGTAATAAAGAAATGGCTGAATATGCTGAAGGTTTGATTGCTGTCTGGAATGGACAAAGTAGAGGAACCAAAAACATGATAGATGAAGCCGAAAATCTTAATCTAAAAGTATTCATAGACGATGGAAGGTTGTGATGCCAGCTTTTGTCCGATGGTGGATGTTTATGAATTTAGTTTTGATTGGAAATTTCATAGCTTACAAATTTAATGTATTCACGGAATTATATGAGAAAGATTTCACTAAATTATCATTCATTATCTTAGTCATTTTTTATTTTATATCATTCTTATGTGGTTTGAGAATTTACAAAGTCTCACGAGTTCCAAAATCTGTCAATGACTATTCATACTATTTTGCACGCAGAGATACTGAGTTGGTTCTATTTTCTAGCGAAATTTGTATGGCTTTAGGAATGTTAGGAACTATCTGTGGATTTATTGTTATAGCATTTAGCATTGGACAGGTAGATATCACTCAAGCACAAACAACACAAACTTTACTCAGTGACATGGGGTCCGGGATGGCTACTGCGTTTTATACCACCTTTGTCGGGTTATTGTGTTCCATTCTCCTGCAAATTCAGCATTTTCATCTAGAACATCTGCGCAAATGAAAAAAAACAGATTTGTTAGAACTTTCCACGATTTACTTTTTAACTCATTGATGATTTTTGTTTGTTTATTTGTAATTGTTTTTATTTTAATAAATATTGAAAAGCAAGATAAAAATAGTGAATCTAAAGCAGAATTCATTATTACTATAGAGTGGCCTGATGAAATCAATAATGATGTTGATGCATATTTGGAAGACCCTCTCGGTAACCTAGTATATTTCCGCCGAAAAGAAGATGGGTTGATGCATTTAGACCGTGATGATTTAGGACATACAAATGATGTTATTTATACCGCGACAGGCACAGTTAAATATAGTGAGAATAGAGAAATTGTTAGTATACGGGGAATCATTCCTGGAGAATACATTTTGAATATTCATATGTACGCCATGAGAGACCAGAGAGAAACCCCAGTAGAAGTTAGGATAGACAAGATAAATCCCTTTTCTACAATTTATATGAAACAAACGGAACTTAATGAGCAAGGGGAAGAACAGACAATCTGTAGATTTGTTTTGAATGAAAGAGGGTGGGTCGAAAGTATAAACCATTTACAGAAAAGCTTTACAAGATGATAACAGTGATAGTTATATTATTTGTAATTTTTTTCGTGTGGTTAATGATAGAGAATAATCATCCTTTTGATACATAAAGAAATTTTATTAATTTAAGGTAATCATAAAATGACTACATTAATCGTTCCACTAATCTTTATCGTTATCAGCGTTTTGCTATTGTGGTTTATCATAGAGACTAAGAGAGGTTGGTTTATAAAATCAGCCATTATTAGTATAGTATTGATATTTAGTATGTTTATATGGGAAGATATCCACAAATTAATGGGATGGGCCACACCTGAACCCCTTCCTGCTAAATTCAGATTGCATAGTGGTGTTATAAATGAACCGAAAGAAATTTATATTTGGGTAGAAAATTTGGAAACTGGTATTGACAAAGGACCGAGAAGTCATATAATGGGGTACAGCAGAGAACTGCATGATGAATTGGCAAAGATATTGGAGCAAGTTGGAAATGGTAAACCTTTTTATGGTACGTGTGATAAAGAATTGATAGAAGGAGAGAAAAATGACTATGACACGGAACGGATTTTTTATGAATTACCACCACTAAAGTTAGAAGATAAGTGAGCGAGAAGTTGTCAACATTTACCAGTTTTGGTTGATAACTTATATATAAACTGGTGTAGGTTGTTTTCAGAGCTGGCCTGAATATAACTGAAATTATAGCCAGCACTTTTTTATTTGGAGGTTGATTAATGGCTGATATTTTTGTGTATGGCGCTGGTCGAATGGGTCGTGCTATCTCTTGGGCGATGAATGAGCTTAATCATAATGTTTTTATTATAGATATTAGTTTAAAAGCATTTGATAAAGTTAGTGGCGGAATCACACAGCTTATCACAAACAAATCCTATGAAATCTCTACTATTCCTGATTTAGTCATTTCGGCTCTACCGCATAGTGAAAATTATAAATTAGCTAGACGTTGTATTGATAATAAAGTTAAATATTGTGATTTGGGTGGAAATACCGACATATCTAAAATAATAAATTCATATGCTGAAGAAAAAGCATCTGTTCCAATCCTGACTGACTTGGGATTGGCTCCTGGATGGATAAATATATTTGCAGAGGAAGTCTATAGAAAAGCAATTAGTGAGTTAGATACAGTTCCAATAAGCATTTATATGTATGTTGGCGGATTACCAATTAATAGAAATATAAATCCGTTGGGTTACGACTGTAATTGGTCTAGTGAAGGTTTAATAAATGAATATAGTGATGGTTGTTGGATATTGAAAGACGGAGAAGAAAAACTGGTTCCTCCATTAACTGGTCTAAAAAGAAGCGGTTCGCATCAATGGGAAGCTTTTTATACTAGTGGTGGCGCTGGACAAACTATTTCTTTGATGAAAAAAAGAGGAGTAAAAAACTGTTCATACAAAACAATAAGATATACAGGTCATTGTGAATTATTGAAATTTTTGAAAAATGAGTGTGAATTAGATAATAATACTTTAGAAAAAAATATTTTTGGAAAAGGTTGCTCTCAAAATGTTGATGATATTATAGTTATGCGAATAGATATAGAATTTAAACAAAATAAATATTGGTATTACGCATGTGAAATTGATTGTGATGATAAATTCTCTGCTATGCAAAAGGCCACAGGATTTGCTTGTGCTAGTGTAGCAGATTGGTTAGTGGATTATGAATATGGAAATAAATTTGCGTTGGATTATTCTTACGTAGATTATGGTAGATTTGATAAGACACTCAAAAAACTGTTGGGAAAAAATGAGTGGTCGTTTTCTTCATTTGGGTGAGGTGTATAATATTTAGAGAAAGTAAAAGATTTATTTAAAAAATTAAAAAGAAAGGTATTAAAATGAACTTATCAACAGCTAACTGGGTCCATGTAGTCAAAGAAGCTCTAGTAGTCGGTGTCGGTGCTGGAATCACCTATCTATCACAGTATATGGTGGATGCAGATTTTGGTGATATGACTCCTGTAGTCGTGGCTGGATGGTCAGTTGCGGTTAACTATCTCCGAAAATTATATGTGGGTGATACTTCTGTGTAATAGGATTTGTATAAGGATAATCAATTAATGTGTTGGAATAGTTTTTTTTTATTGACTGTTTTAACAATTTCTCCACCACAAATTAACGGTTATATCTACCATACTGTAGAAATTTATACGCCAAGAGCAATTCCAGATGATTCCATTCCCGATAATAATAATTTTAGCAGAAGGATTTATTTATCCAATCAAACCATCTACATATTCAGAGGTCAACTAAACAAGTCTACACTCCGTTGGCCAAAACCTCTCAGAATTCTTCAAACAAATCGTAAAGGACGATATACTGTTCGATTAGTACCAGGTGCATATACCTTTGTAACATTTCTTAAATTTAATCTGGTATATTATAAGTTTATTTTTTACGTTAATGTAGCAAAAAACAGGACTAGATACGATTTTGAGCTATATAGACCCAACCAAAATATATAATTTGTATGCCTTACGCCGTTCTGGTAGTCATGCCATTTCTATCTGGATTTTGCATCAAAGATATGGTATGAAAAGTGTCAATCAAAACCAAATTAACGATAAATTACATTATTTTGAGTGTGGTGACCAACTAGCTATATTGTTCAATAATCGTGGACATGGTAGTTTATTGAATTTATATGATGAATCATTTGCTAATTTAGAAAAAAATAAAGACATGGAATCCATTCATACTGCCATCATTTCCCATGAAGACCTACCAATTTCAGATTCGGCTACGCAAAAAGCTTATGGTGTGGAATTGTGTTTTGATGATTATACATTAAAAGATGATTTGTTTGTGTTAAGAGATTTCAAAAATTGGTTAGCTAGTAGATATATGCACTCGAAAAAGTATAATAGTGGTCGTGATTTTTATGAAAAGTGTAGACAGTCTTGTGAAATGTGGTTGGATTATGCTAAAGAGTGTCTGGAATCTAACAAGTATTTTATTTTATATGATAAATGGTTTAGAGACGTTATATATAGGCGAAAATTATGTGATGATTTAGAGTTGGAATTTATTGATGTTGGTATGGATAAAGTATTTGATTATGGCAAAGGCAGTTCGTTTGATGGCACCCGTTTTGATGAACATGCTCAAAAAATGAATGTTGTTGGTAGATATGAGCAAGTGAAGAACGAAGAAACTATACAGTCTTTAGTGGACGAATATAAAGAATGCATGGATATGTCAACGGAAATTTTTCAGGAAATAAATGATTATGAAGCTTAATTTCACGGCTCCCATCAATACTTTGAGTTATGGAATATGTGGATTGAATGTACTAAAAGAATTGGTGGAATTAGGCCATGAAATAAGCTACTGGCCGATAGGTCCAATGGAAGCCCCTCCCGAATACCATAATCTAATAAAACAATCGATAGAAAACACGAAACATTTCGATTATAACGCCCCATCTCTAAGATTATACCATCAATTTGATATGGCTCAACATGTAGGAAAAGGTATGAGGTGTGGTTTCCCCATTTTTGAATTAAATAAATTTACAGAGCAGGAAAAGCATCATCTGTGTTCGTTAGATAAAATTTTTGTCTGTTCAGAGTGGGCCAAAACGGTGATGTTAAAGGAAATCCGACCAATTCATTCGAGAAATTGTACTCCTGATGAATTAGTCTGCGTCATCCCTTTAGGTGTGGATAGGAATATTTTTAATGAAAATGTAATTAGTGATAGGAAAGATAACACAACCACCTTTTTGAATATTGGAAAATGGGAAATTCGTAAAGGTCATGACGTTTTATTGGAAGCGTTCAATGAGGCTTTCACTATAGAAGATGATGTTTTATTAATAATGCACTGTCCAAATATTTTTATAGGGGAAAATGAAAATAAAGATTGGCATAATTTATATTTATCAAGTAAGATGGGTCAAGCAGGGAAAATAAAAATAAGTACGGATAGATTACAGTCTCAACAAGAAGTGGCTCAATTAATTAGTCAAGCAGATTGTGGTGTTTTTCCGTCGAAAGCTGAAGGATGGAATTTGGAAGCGTTAGAGATGATGAGTATGGGAAAATCTATAATTATTACAGATTACTCAGGGCATACTGAATTCTGTACAAATGAAAACTCTCTGCTAATTTCTATTGATGGTTATGAAGAGGCTTATGATGGGGTTTGGTTTCACGGTCAAGGAGAGTGGGCAGAATTAGGAGAAAAACAATTTCAACAGTTGATAAATTATATGAAAGACATACACGACGCCAAACAAAACCGCTCTTTAAATCCCAATCATGAAGGTATAAATACCGCTAAAAGATTTACATGGAAAAATACGGCGGAGAAATTGTGTCTTGCTTTATCTCAATAGAAAATAAACTTATATTCATACATATGTACAAGGTGGCTGGAATAAGCATCACTAATGTTTTCAAACCTCTTAGAATTATACCAATTGGCAATAAGCATTTTAGATGTAAAAGATTATTGAAGATGGTTGGGCCAGAAATATGGAATGATTATTTTAAATTTACTTTTGTTAGAAACCCTTGGGATAGATTGGTATCAGCATATCATTTTATTAGTAAAAGAAGGAATTTTCTAAAGTTATCATTTACAGATTGGATTATTAAACAGAATAATAATGACCATTCTCTACCTACTAATTTGAATTGTCAATTGAATAAATTAATGATAGATGATGAAATGTCAGTTGATTTTATCGGAAAAATAGAGGAAATAGAAAAAGATATGGATGCAATAGCAAAAAAAAGAAATCTACATTTGAATCCTGTTCCTCATAAACATTATAATAACCATAAACACTATTCTTATTACTATACGAATAAAACAAGAGATATTGTCAGTAAATGGCATAAATCTGATATTGAATATTTTGAGTATGAATTTTGATAATGCCTTGTATAATTTCACATTCTTATAAATGTATTTTTATTCATATATCAAAAACTGGAGGTATGAGTATAGCAAATGCACTTATTAAAAATGGAAAAAAAATTGGTTGGGGTGGTCATAGTCCATGTTTTAGATTACATAAAGTAATTAATGAATGGGAAGAATATTTTAAATTCTGTTTTGTTCGTAATCCGTGGGATAGATTAGTATCAGGATATCATTTTTTAAAAAAGAAAAATAAAATTACAGTTCCATTCAAAAAATGGATAATTGATTTAAGTATGTCAATAAAATGGAATAAACCTCATAATAATAATTGTCAATTGAATCAAATTATGTTTGAAGATGAGTTGTGTGTTGATTTTGTCGGTAGATTTGAAAATTTTCAGAGAGATTTTGAGCTTATATGCAAAAAAATTGATTGTAAATTACCTTTGTATCATATTAATAGAAGTAAACACAAGCATTATTCTTATTATTATGATAGTGAGACAGAAAATATTGTTGCTATATGGCATAAACCAGATATAGAATATTTTGGGTACAAATTTGAATCGTAACAGAAAAAATAATCGGAAATATATTCGTGACTATAAACGGAGAAAAGGTTGTGCAAAATGTGACGAGAATCATGTATCGTGTTTGGAATTTCACCATTTATTTCCTAACGATAAAAAATTGACTGTGTCTAGGATGGTAAGTAAAAATTATTCTTTAGATAGAATTAAACGTGAAATTTCTAAATGTATCGTTTTGTGCAAAAATTGTCATGCGAAATTACATTGGTTTTTGAAAAAAGACTTGACAAATGAATGATGTGTGGTATAAGTATACTTAGGAGGAAACTAGAATGAAAAGGCGAGATTTATTGAAAGGTGGGCTATTTGCTGGATTTGCCGGGTTAGTGGGATGTTCTTCAAAAGAGCCCAAAAATGAATTAAAAAATGAATCTGATAATATTATGAAATTAAATGAAAGTCATAAATGTTGTCCAGGAACGACTTCGCCTACTCAACTTCTTCATATTAAAAATGATAGTCCTTGTTGTTCAGGAACATTTTAATGCCTATAACTCAAAGTGAAGCAGAACAAATAGTTGACATAGTGTTGGAACATATTGAGCCAGAGATAGCTTTTGAATTATTAAATAGATTTGTCTTAGAAGTAGCATGGGAAATCCCTTTAGTTCCAGCGGTAGAAGAAAATAAATCTTTACGAGCCACTCTGATAATGCTAACGGATTATGTAAAATTTAGGTTGACAAATGCACAGTAAAATAGTGAAAATGATAGCGGAAGGTTTACAATCTCGCCGCTATTTAGAATTAGGCGTAAAAAATGGAGATACCTTTAATGTGGTTGCTCCTATAGTAGAACAAGCCTATGCTGTGGATATTAGTGAGAAAAGTTATGAGAAAATTAAACATAACGAAAATAGTTTTTGGTTCCATATGTCAACAGACGAATTTATAAAAAATAATGATAGATATTTTGATTTAGTATTTATTGATGCTTGCCATTCTCATGAACAATCATTAAAAGATTTTTTGGGAATATCTTCATTCGTCAACGATAATGGTCTAATTTTATTGCATGATACTTATCCCCGAAACACAAATATGTTACAATTTGATAGATGTGGTGAAGTATATCGTACTGCTTGGTATATTCGACAAAACATGAGGGAGAATTTTGAAATTGTCACTTTGCCGTTTTATCATGGTATTTCCATAGTAAGAAAATGCAATAAACAATTGGATTGGAAAGATGATTAGATTAATTATTTTAGTCACTATTCACTTATTTATTGTGGTTGGTAATATAATTAGTTTTTTCATTTTTGTTTTTATAGGATTTGGTAGTGTATTAGGATTCAATGTTGAACTTCCGATATGGCCAGTGTGTTTAGTTTGTTCAACTATTGTTTTCAACTTATGTTTTTTAAGACAAAATTGCGAATGCACAAAATGGGAAAATGATATTAGGCGAGAACTGAATATGCCAGAAATAAAAGGATTTATTAAACATTATATATTAAAAAATGTGGTTAGAATTAGAAGGAAACTAAGATGAAACGGCGAGATGTGTTAAAGGGTGGATTATTTGCTGGATTGGTGGGTTGTTTTGCAAAAGAATCTAAAGGTAAAATTGAAATAGATATACCTAATGATGTGAATTTAAATGGAAATAGTAAAATAGGATGGTTAGATACAGCACTTTTTTCTTCTGGAACGCTTAATTGTTCTTTTGAAAATCATTATGGTATAGTTGTAAACGGGTCTGGTTCTATAGTATCAGTTACGGAATTTTTATAATTCATGTTCGTTTCAAGAATTGGACAATTAAATGGGCTAGAAACTTTCAATATCAGAACAAGAGATAATCTACACGAAAGAAAGGTTGAACCAGTATACAAGATAGATGATAAAAAAACAAAATACATATCAAAAAATGACGAGGAAACAGTGACTTTTTATAGAGACCTTCCTATCGGTCAACACGGAGAATTTTTAGTACAGCAAATATTGGCAAAAATAAATGTTGATGTTGAATTCAATCATGATAAATACTACGACATAAAAGCTAAGATTGGGAAAGAAAATGTATTGATAGAAGTAAAATTAGATTTATATGCAGAAAAATCTGGTAACATAGCCATAGAATTCTATAATCCAAAAACCATGAAATTTAGTGGAATCAATATTACTGAAGCAAATTTGTGGGCTCATATTGTAAAATTGAATGATGAATATCAAGTATGGCTTGCTAATGTAAATTTATTAAAATGTTTTATTGAAGCTTTTCCGGCTAAACGTATTATTGAATGTGGTGGAGATAATAACGCTTCATTATATTTGTATGACAAGGATTATATTTTTGATAAAGTTTTTGTGAGAATAGATAATATGGAGACAAATGAATTAGCCGAGAATTTGAGGAAAATTATAGTAAATGAAATATGAAATTGAAGTTATTATAGGAATAGCCAGTGTTAATTTACAAAATTCAGCCGATTGCAAAATTTTAGTAAGAAATTATGATGGAATTTTAGCATTACCTACACAAATATTAAATGTTGAAAAAGATTCATTAGAAATAGCAGCTCAAATGTTAATGGATATTGTTGGTTTGGAAGCTAAAATTGATGATAAAGGATGGGTAAATTTGCAAAAGATTGGTTTTTTTGACAAAATTGATAGATGTTTAGATGGTGTAAGATGGATAGCGTTGTTATATGGGGCAATGATTCCAGAAGAAACAAGAATTTTGGATGATAATTTTGTATGGATGAATATATCTGAATTATATAATGAAAAATTGTTCATGGACCACTGGGGTTTAATAGAAGAAGTTTGTTTACGAATTTAACTAAGGGGAGATAGTAATGAATGCTAAAAAATATGTTAAGGAACAATTAAAATATAGAAGGGTTTTTCTTTGGGGGGAAATTAAAAATAAGAAAGCAAAAACATTAATTCTCCAAATGAGACATTTATTGAACAAATCAACCAAACCAATTTTTTTATATATCCATAGTCCTGGTGGTTTTATTGATGCGGTCGATGCAATTATTAATGAAATGTTATTGGTAAAAAGTCATGGCGTTGATTTGAATACTATTGTTCATGGAAATGCTTTTTCTGCTGCCGCCGATATTCTATGTCTAGGTACTAAAGGTTGTAGATGGGGCATGAAACATTCTAGTATTATGATTCATCCAATTTCATACGGATTGGAAACAGATTATCAGATGTTTCAAGAAAGAATGATGGAATTTTATAAGAAAAAGAGTGACGCTTTATCAAAACTTGTTGCTGAAACTTGTGGAAAAAATACGAAAAATAAATATCAGAAATTTTTGCAGGATATAAAAGAATCTATGTGGATGACTACAGAAGAAAGCATAAAATATGGATTTATTGATGGATTGTGGACTTGTGAAAACGAGGAAAGGATAACTCAAGAGTGTGATGAGGACAATAACCAATAAAGAGTTTGAATTAGCAAGACGAAATTTAGATAATGTTCGGATTATTAATAAATGTCTTGCTAAGCATAAAGACGTAATGTCTTTTGATGAATTGAAAAGTTGTGGTTTGTATGGATTGTGGAAATGTTTAAAATATCATGATAACAGTAAAAAAAGAAAATTTACTACTTCATTATATAGTTTTGTGAGATGGGAATGTTTAAGTTATATCAAGAAAAAAACCGAATTAAACGATGAATATTTGGATAATTATAGTATATATGATGAAGAAAAAGATAATATTATTGAGGATATAAAAGATTGTTTGAATAGATTACCCAAAAAAGATAGAAAAATTCTTGAACAATATTATTATCAGAAATTAACATTGAAAGAAATTGGAAAATTAAATAACTATAGCCGGCAAGCTGCTGGACAAAACAGGAATAAAGCTGAAACAAGATTAAAAGATATATATATTGGTTAATCGGTGTATAATCACTTAGGAAGTAGGAAAATTTCAGGTTGTGGGAACATAACAATCAAATCTTCTTAGGAGATTTATCGTGGCTCTACCCACAACTACGGCCGTAAGCGGACAACCTATTAAAAATGATGGTGCTACTGTATTGTTTGGTGGCAACATTGATAGTACAAATACTGTCACTAATGCTCCCAACAAAGAGATTTTTTCTCTCCATACCGGTTCTAGTGGCTCAAGAGTTCCTACCCCAGGTGGACAAAAACCCACGTTTAAACCTATATCTGCTGGTGCATTTGCCTCACAAAAAGAAGGTGAATACATTATACGAAGATTCACTAACGAAATTGCAGGAATTGCTAGTACTCTGTTGAATAGTGGAGCTAGTGATTTTGGTCGTAGAAGTATTCATCTAAAGGAGAATCGGCGTACTACCCTAATGGTTACCGCTGGTTGGAATTTCGCTACAGGTCAATTCTTGACTTCACCAACTGAACAACTTGACGCTTTTGGTAATGATGATGCGGCACGACCAACTAGAGCAGTACCTGGTGAACTAGTATTCCATTCTCATGGTCCTGCAAATGAAGGTGCTTTATCTAAACCTCTCTTGGATAAGTACAAAGCTAAGACTGGTTAAAGATTATGATTCTGGGGCTATTAACTTAGCCCCTTTCAATTAACGAATCTAATGAAATCAGATATGATAAAAGTAATATTAGCAGCTCTAATAGCTATTGTTGTAGCCATGTTAGGGTTTTGGTTAGTAGAAGCTCAGAATTATGTCAATAGAACAGATGTTGAGGTCATGATTGTTAAAGAATCACCATATATTGTTGACCGAAACCTAATTTTGGAAAAACTAAGATTACTGCTTCAACATGATGAAAAAATATTGATTAGTGTAAAACAAAATGCGGAAGAAACACATAAATTGCAATTAGTTATTACAAGAATTGATTCTATTTTACGTAATTTAGAGTTGAAAAGTGCAAACAATGATTCCCTATAAATCAGCTAAAACTCTTATAAAAGAAGGGGATATTCTACTTTTCAAAGGTAAGGGTTATTTTAGCAAATTGATTACTCAGATGGGTGGTGGAATACATAGTCACGCCGCAATGGCTTCTTGGCATAATGACCGATTAGAAATTGTAGAGTTCAGAGAATTTAAAGGTGGAAGAACAGTATCTTTAGAAAATGAAGTAAATATTAGAGGTTCTGACGTAATTGATGTATTTCGCCCAATCATGGAATATAAAAAACAAATTTTTGATAATAATGAAATAAAAGAAAAAGTCTATACATATGATGGTAAAAAAGCTACAAATCATATGCGAAAAATGACAGGATTACCATACGGATATAAAAGGATAATAAAATTAGCAGAGAGATATATACCTGTATGGAGATGGTTCGTAAAACCTAAAATTGATGATGAATGGGAAACCACTATTTATCCTGTTTGTAGTACAGCAATCGCCAAAACTTTGAGAGCTGTATATGTTGACCCAGTTCCATATAAACCTGATTGTTTGATTGAACCTCCTGATTTGGCTCGTTCTGCTGTATTAAACTATTTATTTACTATACAAAAAGATTGATTATGAAAAAGTTATTTTCGTCTATCTTTATTTTACTTTTAGTTCCCAGTCTTTTGTTTGCTAATGAGAAGTTAATTAATTATACAGTAAAACCATTCGTTCATATTTTGAATAATAAGCGAATAATTGGTTCAGGAGTTATAACAAATACTACAGAAAAAGAAACAATTATATTAACTTCGTATCATGTAATTCGTAAATTAGAATGTATTGAAGTAGAAGTTCCTCAATGGGATTCGCAGGGTAAATATAATACGTATACCGTAACTACTGCAAATTGTGTAAAATGTGATGTCAAAAATGACTTTGCTTTTTTAATGATAAATATACCAAATATAGAAAAAGATAAAGTTTGTATTACTCCCAGTTGTTATGAATTGGGAAATTTGAAATTATTTGACAAAATATATGCTATAGGTAGTTCTGCTGGGCGGAAAATCTGGATAACAGAAGGAATAATCGCTAATTTACAAATTAAGAAATCTTATATAGGAATAAGTGCTCCTGGTTATTTTGGTTCTAGCGGTGGACCAATCTATAATGGTAGTGGTAAGATAATAGGTATGACTAGTGCTGTATTTAGTGATTATGACCATACAGTTATTCCTCATATGCATTTAATTATACCACTTATCACAATTTATAATAAACTAAATAAAGAAGAAATAATGACTTTTTTTAAGGAACCGTTTAAATGTTAGAAATACTTTTTACAATTGCATTATTCATTGGTCCGCCTGATTTAGGTAAATGTAGTGTCCCTGCTGATGATTGGAACAGACCTAATATAAATAAAGGAATGGCTTCACCATTAGCCCCAAATAAACTTCATTTAATTAGTCAAGTAAAACCTTTTAGTCCAGACCGTAATATCAATAATAGTCCACAACCTCGTCCTGGTGGTATATGAAGACCTTACTAAATGTGTAAGTTTATACAAATGAAAAAAATAATTTATTCACTTTTAATCTTAATCGTTTGTCCACATTACACCAATGCCGATATCCCAAAAGTAAAAATATTAGGTGGTGATGTTGAGCTTGACGCTGGTGAATTAGTCATTTTAAGTTCTGAAATAGAGAATAAGCCTGATAATCTACAATCAGTTATTTATAAATGGAAAATTTTGGATGGTGTAAATGAAAAACAATTTATTGCTTGGCCAGAAGGCTCAAAAGTTATATTTAGTGCTGGTATAAGCTCAAAAACTTATGTTGCTATTTTAACAGCTAGTTTTTTGTTTGTTGATAGAGATGAAGAAGGAAATATTAGTGATGTTAAACATGCTTTATCAGAGATTGTGACGCAAAAAATAAAAGTCAAAGGGTTGATACAACCAACTCCACCTAACCCAATTAATCCTAATCCTCCTTGGCAACCCGTTCCACCTGCTCCAGCACCCACTTCTTTATCGGATTTATCGTATAATTGGATAATTACCTCCAATATGAATTTGCCTCCATCTGAAATAAAACATTCTGCTAGTATTTTAGCTAATTGTTTCGAAACGGTTGCTGAATTGATAAAAAATAATTTATTGACAGACCCGATGCCTATATTGGATATTACAGGAACAGATTGTAGAGCTGCATTAAGTAGAATAAATGTTGGTAATGAATTTTGGAAGCCGTGGGGAGATAAATTTCAAGAACATATTTATGGTTTATACAACCAAAACAAATTAGTTACAGCTCAACAATATGCAGTAGCTTGGCGACAAATTGCTGACGGATTGAGAAGATATTCTAATAGTCAAATTATTATGTCTGCTCGATGGAATAAAAGGGTTCTTTCTTATAAAATATTGGATTGGCTAGACGAGTTTTCAAAAATAGAGCAGAGAGCTATTGTAAGACAAGCGTGGCATGATTGGGAAAAGGTTTGTGATATTCAAGTATACGAGACTGGTGATAGTAAAAAAGCAGATATTATAATTATAGCTGGACCAATTGATGGTAGAATGGGTACTTTAGCTTGGGCTACTCTACCGAGTGGATATCAGCTAAAAGTTAAATTTGATACTAATGAAAATTGGGTCAAAAATTTGACAAAGACTGAGAGAGGTATTATTTTTCATCATGTGGCTTGTCATGAATTTGGTCATAGCTTAGGATTAGGCCATTCAAGATATTCAGATGCACTTATGTCTCCGGGGTATAGTCCTTATGTCGCCGTTCCACAACAGTCAGATGATATTTCAAAAATACAACGGTTATATGGACCGCGTAAAAAAATTCGTTTAGAGAGAGAAGATTTCATAATACTGTAAGGAGAACTCAAATGCACGAAGAAGGAACTAAACTTGATAAAGTCGCTCATAAGGTTTTGGGAAATATGTCAAACAAATATCGACAAGATTTTGCTTTTGACCCCACTATTTTTATGATTTTGGTAGACGTAATCAATTCTTTTATTGAAAGTTGCGGGAAGAATAATCCTCCTGAAGACTTGCAAAGAATGGCAAAGAAGCCTAATTGGTTCCATCGTTGGGCCGTTAAACGAATGGTAAAGAGAGAATTTGATAATAGAAAGGCGTTTCGAGCCCATGGTAAAAAGGTCATCAATGCTTTGCTAAAAACTGGAAAAGAAACCACCGTAGAAGAAATCCAAGAGTTGATGGATGAAATTGTTTGACCATTTAATCCGTAAATATAATATAACGGAAGGTAATATTGCACATGCTTTGGAATATCTAAAGTATTACGGTTATTTATCTAAAGAAAATGATATCTCTAAAGCTGTGCAATTATTTCAAAAATTTGCCAACATTACAATTGATGGTGAAATTGGTCCACAGACATTGGGAAATATGACAGTGAAACGGTGTGGTGTAGCCGACTTTGATGTTGAATCACTAAACTATCGCCGAAGTATGAGTAAGTGGAATAAGAAAAAACTTGTTTATTATATTAAAGGATGGTTAGGAGGAACTATTTCTAGATTACAACAACGGGCTATCATAAGACAAGCTTGGTATAATTGGGAACGTGTGTGTGATATCCATTTATACGAAACTTTTTCTGCTAGTCAGGCCAACATAATTATAGATATTGGAAGTGGCCCCACTCAACACTTTGATGGACCCGGAGGAACTCTCGCATGGGCTTATCTTCCAAGAGGAAATGATAAACAACTTTTGATGAGATTTGATGCCCAGGAAAAATGGGCAAAAACTAATAGTAAGGCTGGTGTTCTTCTACTAAATGTTGCTGCTCATGAATTTGGTCACTTGCTTGGGTTAGACCATTCCGACCGAAAAGGGGCTCTCATGGCTCCTTTCTACAATCCTCGTATTTTCAAACCACAATCTGCCGATGATGTTACGCGAATACAAATGCGTTACGGCAAGCCCTCTAATAAAATAGAAAAAAATCGTTTTTACATACTTTGACTTGACACGTCTGTCTAATCTTGTTATAATGTGATGAGAATGAGCAGGAGAAGTTTATGTGTGAAAATATCGATTTGGAAATTGCCCATAAAGTGTTAGGTCTGGATATCGATTCTGATTGTTGCCTACCTTATTCTACTGATATAAAATTAGCTTTTTCCGTAATAGAAAAGTTTTTACCTTATTTTAGATTGGAATGTAATGAGAATAGTGAATTTGACGATGATTGTGACAAAGATAAACCGTGGCACTGTGATGTCTGGGTGGAAGGCGGATTGGCGTGTGTATCCGCAGAAACAGCATCTTTGGCAATGTGTAAGGCTGCATTGAGAGCAACTGAGATTTTGGAAGAGAAATTTGGAGTGTCTCCGGAAGAAGTTAGAGAAGGAATGGCTCAGATAGAACGTGGGGAAGGTATTGATTTGGAGGATTTAGAATGAGTAAACAAAAGTTGAAGAAAATCATTCAAGAACGTGCCTTGGAGATTGCCCCAAAAGACAAACCTTTTATATTAAAATCAGGGAAGAAATCTGATTATTATTTAGATTTAAGGAAAGTTACAACTTATGGTCAAGGACTCAGACTTATTTGTTGGAAAATTGAGCAAATGTTACTGAATGAAGGTATATTTCCAGATTCAATTGGTGGACCTGAAACTGGTGCAATTCCAATAATTGGAGGGCTCATAGTAAGATTAAGTCCTATTTGCACATCAGGTTTTTGGGTCAAAAAAGAAAGAAAAGTACATGGAATGGAAAATATCATTGAAGGTTCTTTTATTGAAGGTGGAAAGGTTGTTCTTGTTGAGGATGTTACTACTTCAGGTGATAGTCTAATGAGAGCTTGTAATATAGTCAAAAAAATGGGTGGCGAAGTTTGTAAAGCAATTACAGTTGTAAATCGAGATAATGCTCATATTATGTTCGCTGAAACAGCATATTCTTTTGCTTCCATATTTACAATTGAGGAGATTTTGGAGGAAAATAATGTGTGATGAATAAAATAAGAATGATAATAGGAAAGCGGGTATGTCGTTTTGGTTATAAAATACTTCCTCATTATTGGAAATGTATAAACTGTAAATATATAGTTTGGAAAGAAGAAGAGATAATTTGTTGGAAATGTGGAATAGGAGAAATGTTATATAAGGAGTGGAAATTGTGACAATACCATTTGAACCAGATTGGGCAATACCTCCTGGAGAAACTATCCGTGAATGTATGGAATATGAATTAGCAGAAAGATTGGAGTGTTCAACAGAATATCTCGAAAACATCTTGAGTGGACATAAGAAAATCTCACCTGAATTCGCAGAAAAATTAGAGAAAGTTTTTAATGTAAAAGCAAGTTTTTGGCTTAATTTGGATAAAAATTATTGGGATAGTTTGCAGAGATTAAAGTTAATACCAGAAGATGTGGAAGATGGAATAGCTTTCAACGAGAGAAAGGGGATGTGTGATGAATAAATCAGAGCGGATAGATAAACAAATAGTAGTTTTACAGAGAAAAAAGAGTAAAATTTATGAAAAAAAGATAAATAAAAAACGAAAGAAATTTTTGAAATCATTAAAAGGTTCATCGACCACTTTCTCATGTTTACACACTTATACATTAACTCTAGATGAATCATCATTTGATAAATTTCCAGATTTGGTGAAAAAATTAGATTCTTATGATAGTGTAATATTAATGGGTGATACCTCTGAACTGTCACAAAGTGTTTGTTTATATAAAGTATATTTAGACGATAAATATTGTTATCAAGTATTGTCAGATAATGCTGAATTATTTTGTAAATTCATTAGAAAAATTAATCCTAAAATTTTGTTTCAATATCCTTCTGTTGCTAATGAAGTTTTGGAAGTTCAAGATTTTATTCACAGTGGGCGATACGAGAAATGAAAAAGAAATATTAATTAGGAAAAATCATGAGTTGGGACCAGTATTATCTAAAAATGTGTCACTGTATAGCGGAAAAAAGCAAAGACCCATCAACTAAAGTAGGCTGTGTAATTGTGGGGCTGGATAATGAAGTTAGGTCACAGGGTTTTAATGGATTTCCACGACACGTAGGAGATGAACTAAATATAGTAATATCGTTTTGTTGGGAAAAGTATCGCACTAAATTTTGTCGTCCATCTGATGAACAATTAGCTGAAACACTATTAAAACCGGATATGGTTAGAGGGCCTAATCCAAGATATGAACGTCCTGCTAAATATTTTTTTACTGAACATGCAGAACGCAATGCTATCTATAACGCCGCCCGCTGTGGTATTCCCCTAAAAGATTGTCGAATTTACATACCTTGGTTCCCGTGTCATGACTGTGCAAGAGGTATTATTCAGTCCGGTATAAATCATGTTATTTTAGATAAATCCTTTGATGATAGTGAGTTAAAAGAACGATGGAAGGAGAGCTGGGATTATGCCCGAATAATGCTGGATGAGGCTGAAATCATAGTGAGAAAAGCCTAAAAAAATTTTTCTAAAATAGTTAAAAGTCATGAAATATACAAAATCAGAGTGGGAACGGAAGGTGTATCTTCATAAGTGCGAATGTTATTTATGTGGTCGTTCTTATGCTCATCTTTCTCCTGCTCACATTATCCCTCCAGAAAGCGGTGGCACAAACTTGATTTGTAATATAGCCACATTGTGCCGTTCTTGTAGTCGTATTGTTGATACTAATTTACCTGGATTTGATAGTTATTTATGGGAAAGAACTAGTAAGATAAATCGTGTTATTGTCGTGTCCCTCTATGCAAACCCACTCCATTCTGGCCATCTCAATATGATTAGGGCAGCGAGAACTTTAGGGGATTATTTAGTTGTGATAGTAAATAGTGACAAGCAAGTTGAGTTGAAAGGTTCTACCAAGTTTATGGATGAACAAGAACGGCTTTATGTAGTGGCGTCTTTAAAGGATGTGGATAACGTGTTACTATCTCAGGATGAAGGACGAAGCGTATCAAAAGATTTAGAATTTTTACAACCACACGTATTTGCTAATGGGGGAGATGTGACTGGGCCAAATTGCAGTGAGTCTGATATTTGTAAAAAGTTAAATATTAAAACTGTGTTTGGAGCAGGAGGGGAAAAAAGTCAAGGTAGTTCGGATTTAAAAAAGGAATTAATAAAGAGACACGAAATGGATAAATGGTCAAGAATTGGACCAAAGAAAATATTTGGGAAAGAAAATGAACGCTGTAATTTCTAAAAATTGGCGATTAATAGGGGCTGACCCCGTAGCTCTACGAAAAGCAAATGACTATATGCGTGATGGTCCTTTCGACGTATCTATACCTTTAACGGTAAATAATAAACAATATATGATAACATTCCAAAAACCTAAATCGGATGAGTGTGAAGAGACTGTTCTCGGTGATGTGGGCACTTTGCTTGCAATTAAACGGTATCCGAACGGAAAAACATTTCTTATATGTAGTAAAAAAATAGTAAAAATATAGAAAGAAAATAGATAAAAAATGTATTCATATGAAGAGGCGTTTGAAGCGTCAAAAAAATATTTTAATGGAGACGAACTTGCGGCTAAGGTTTTTATTGACAAATATTCTCTGAGGAATAATGAAAACGAAATACTTGAAGACACACCAGAACGAATGCATTGGCGGTTGGCGAAAGAATTTGCAAGAATAGAAAAGAGAAAATATAAGGGAACTAATATTGAGCCTTTGAGTAAAGAAGAAGTGTTTTCTTATTTTGATAAATTTAAATATATTGTGCCTCAAGGTTCTCCTATGTATGGGATTGGTAATAAGTATCAATATGTTAGTTTGAGTAATTGTTATGTATTACCTACTTATGATTCTTATGGTGGCATTTTACAAACAGATGAACATATTGTACAAATCAGCAAAAGAAGGGGTGGTAGCGGCCATGACATTTCTCCCCTTCGCCCACGTGATTTTTATGTTAAGAATTCTGCTAAATCAACAAGTGGCGCTGTATCATTTATGAATCGATTTTCCAATACTGGACGAGAGGTAGGGCAATTTGGGCGCAGGTCAGCACAGATGATTACTATTAGTTGTCACCATCCAGATATTTTAGAATTCATAAAAGTCAAATCTGATAAAACTAAAGTGACAGGGGCAAATATATCTGTTCGATTATCAAATGAATTTTTAGAAGCCGTCAAAAAAAATAAAAAATATGAACTTAGATGGCCTGTTGACGCTAAAAACCTTCAATTTTCAAAAGATATAGATGCTAATTTGGTGTGGAACGAAATAGTTACTCAAGCTACAAATCATAGTGAACCTGGAATCTTGTTTTGGGACAATATTTTGCAAGAAAGTCCAGCAGATTGTTATGAAGAATATCAAACTTCATCTACAAATCCTTGCCAGCCCTCATGGAGTAAAATGTTATGTAAAAATAGTATTAGAACTTTATCTCAAGTTAATATTGGAGATTATATTTGGACTATAGAAGGATGGAGCAAAGTTGTAAACAAGCAATCTTCCGGAATACAAAAAGTTTATAAATATTCTACCAATGCTGGAGTATTTTTCGGAACAAAAGACCACAAAATTGTTAGTAATGATAAAAAAATAAAAGTTAAGAATGCTGAATCAATAGATATGCTAGCTGGTCCATATAATAATAAAGTTAAAATAATTCCAGAAATCGTTATGGATGGACTAATAATAGGAGATGGTAGTAAACATAAAGCTTCTAACAATTTAATTTATTTGTGCATTGGACAAAATGATTATGATTATTTTAATAGTGAAATTAAATCGTTAATTATTAAGAAATTATGGAAAAGCGTCCCGTCTAAATTTAGTGTAAAAACTAGTATAAAAATAGAAGAATTAAATCACACTTATAATAGAAAAATCCCAACAAGATTTATATGTGGAAATAAAAATGAAATTTGTAGTTTTTTGAGAGGAATTTATTCTGCTAATGGTTGTGTGGATAAAGATGCAAAAATAATAAAATTGAGTGCTACATCATTACAAATAATAGAAGATGTTCAATGTATGTTATCGTCAATAGGTATTCGTTCTTATTATACAATAACTAAAAAGAAAATATATAAATTTAAGAATGGTAAATATGAAGGTAAGCAAAAATATAATTTGAATATTACTGTAGATAGAGAAAAATTTTATAATCTAATAGGATTTATTCAAAAATACAAAATGCATATATTGGAACAATATATTGAAAAAATGAAAAAGCCATCTAGACCACACAAAATAGCATATGATATAACGTCTGTTGAATTTGTATCAGAAGAAGAAGTATTTGATATCACGGTTGATAATAATACTCATACTTTTTGGTCTCAAGGATTAAATATTTCCAATTGTTCTGAAATACCTCTTAGTCCTTTCGATTCATGCCGACTTCTTTGTCTAAATCTATTTAGTTATGTTAATCAACCGTTTACTAAAAATGCTAATTTTGATTATAAATTATTTTATGAACATTCACAAATAGCACAAAGATTGATGGATGATATAGTCAATTTAGAATTAGAACATATTGATAAAATAATAAATAAAATTAAATCTGACCCAGAGCCAGAGAAAATAAAAAGAACCGAATTAGATTTATGGATTAATATTAAAAAAGCTTGTATTAATGGAAAAAGGACAGGAACTGGTATTACTGGTTTAGGGGATACATTAGCAGCATTAAATGCAAAGTATGGTTCAAAAAGAAGCATATTAATTGCAGAAGATATATATAAAGTATTAAAATTCGGGTGTTATCGAGCAAGTATTAATATGGCAAAAGCTATTGGTCCATTTCCATTATGGGATTATAAAAAAGAGAAGAATCAAGCGTTTTTGAATAGATTTAAGGATGAAACAATAAAACTATATAACAATAATTGTCCTTGCGGACCTTGTGAAGATTGTGAAATTATTATTGAAGGTAAAAAATTATATAATGATATGAAAAAATATGGTAGGAGAAATATTGCATTACTCACGATTGCTCCAACTGGAACAGTTAGTATACAAACACAAACTACTTCTGGCATAGAACCAGCTTTTATGTTAAAATATACTAGAAGAAAAAAAGGTAATCCTGGAGATGATAATTTTAAAACTGATTTTGTAGATGAAAGTGGAGACCACTGGCAAGAATTTGAAGTATATCATCCTAAATTGCAAATGTGGATGGGTATTACCGGTGAAAAAGATATTACCAAATCACCTTGGCATGAGTCATGTGCAGAAGAAATAGATTGGCAAAATCGTGTTAAACTGCAAGCAGCCGTTCAAAAGCATTGTGACCATGCAATAAGTTCGACTTTGAATCTTCCAGAAGATGTTTCTGTAGAAGAAGTTAAGAAAATATATGAAACAGCATGGAAATCTGGATGTAAAGGAATAACTGTCTATAGAAAAAATTCTCGTACAGGCGTCCTCATTGATTCCCAATCCAAACCTCTCCCTACTCAACGACCCAAAGAGCTTGCTTGCGATGTTCATCATCTCACTGTAAAAGGCGAAGCCTATTTTGTTTTGGTAGGATTATTTAATGATGTTCCTTTTGAAGTTTTTGCTGGTAAAAATGGGGTCATAAAAAAGACTGTAAAGAAAGGAAAAATTATTAGAGTGAAAAAAGGAACTTATAACGCCTTGTTAGAAGACGGGAGTGAATTAACCCCCTCAGATTTTTGTAATAATGATGAGGAAGCCGTTGCTAGAATGACTTCTATAGCTTTAAGAGGTGGGACCGACCTTCACGAAATAGTCCTCCAATTAGAGAAAGTTCGGGGCGATATGTTAAGTTTTGCAAAATCTATCTCCAGGGCCTTGAAAAAATATCTGGCAGATGGTATAATGGTGGACGAAGCTTGTCCGAAGTGTGAGAGTAAGTCAATGGCGAGACAGGAGGGATGTGTTACTTGTTTAGCTTGTGGATATTCGAAATGTTCCTAGATTTGGAGGAAAATCATAAATGAAAAATTATTGTTTATTTGTATATTATTCGTGTATGATTGTTGCTGCTTTTTACGTAATTTCCGATAAATTAGATTTGGGTATCTTCTTTTTGGTTTTAGCATCTATAAATTTACAAAATTATAATAATTACAAGGAATAAATTTAACAAATCATTTTATTGAAGGTAATAAAGGTCACCACACAAACTAAGGTTAATTACATTTAACTACAGTTTCTTCAAAGAAATACTAAGTTGCACTTGACAAACCGACAGAACTTGGATATAATACTGTAATGAGAAATCGCGGATATGCTTGTATTGGATTGGACCGACCTAAAGACATAAAGAATATAGGCGGGGTATTAAGAGCCGCTAGCTGTTATGAAGCACAAATGATTGTTATTTCTGAACTACAACAAACTACTGAAGTGGAACATTTAGCGGCGGATACAGCAAAAACCTATAGACATGTGCCAGTGATGTTTGGAGCAAATTTAGAAGATTTTTTACCTTACAAATGTATTCCGATTGCTGTGGAAATAACTGAGGATGCCCATTTATTACCTAATTATACTCATCCATCAAGAGCTTTTTACGTGTTTGGTCCAGAAAATGGTTCTATTAAAAAAGAAATTTTAGAGTGGTGTAGAGATATCGTATACATTCCTACTAAATACTGTATGAATTTGGCGGCGACGGTAAATGTAGTTTTGTATGATAGGTTAGTGAAAAATGAAAAAATATAAATATGCGTCTGGTTTTAAGGTTGGTGACCGATTTCGTTTGGTCCCTGGACCACGCACATATAACACTCATATACATTTAAAAGTAGGAGATACTGGCAGAGTTGTTGAACCTGCCATAAAAGATATCACTAAATGGCCCATTCATCTTGTAGAAGTTGAAATGGATGATGGTGGTATGGGTGCTCTTGATGCTTGTATTCTAGAAAAATGGGAACCTCTTGGGGTAAATCAAACCTATTTAAAATGAAAAATAATTTATATTATGTGTTAGCTGGTTTCGTTTGGTATTTTATTATTGTTCCATTATGTAGTAGATATATTATTAAAATAGAAAGAAGTAATGTAGATATTGCCGACCCTTTTGAACTTCTACCTTTTTTTATGTGCTGGCTCTTAAGTCCTGTGATTATACCAGTAATCATTACTTATAAAATGGCAACAATAGACAAAGAAAAGTAACATGCCTATTTACGAATATCTATGCCAAACATGTACATACAACTTTGAACAAAAACAAAGTATTCATGATGATGCGCTGGAGGAATGCCCGTCATGTCTCTGCAAGTCACTAGAGAGAGTCATATTTGCCCCCATGCTAATTTCTAATGGAGAACCGCGAACATTGGGAACATTGGCTGAAAAAAATAGGAGAAAGATGGGGCAATATGCAATAGATAAGAGGGTGAGGGACAGAAAAGAAAAAGATAAGAAAGCTAGAAAGCTAGTCCTTCCTGAAGGTGCTTCCCGCTCTACTCTAAAAAAGGAAAAACCGTTTTGGCGAACTGAGGATAAACCGCTGAATCTGCATAAAATAAAGAATGTGGAAAAATATATACTAGAAGGTAAAACAAATGGCTGATAATGCTCCTCATACCGCAATAATTCGAGTGGAGGCAAATGTGCATCAAAAAGGAGAAAGTAGTCAATTACTGCCCGATATTGTCTATACAAAAAAAATAACTTTTTCAATAAATTCTGATGATAAAAATATCTGTATAAGAAGGTTGAATGAACTAATAGGAGAACTAACTGATGCAAGTGACCATCAAACAATCGAGTGAAAATGATGTGCCAGAATTCAAAGGATTAAAAGATGGGGGCCATCATCATATAAGATGTTCCAACTGTAATGCTCCTCTAGTGGATGTGTGGATTACGCGGCCAGATGAGGATGTTGTTTGGTCATTACAATTCAATTGTGTTCATTGCGAAGACCATAGTTTTATTCAAACTGTTAAAGGAGGTTTTCATATTGGACCAGGTATTGAACCAAATCCAGCTTATCCAGATGATTTAGAAAAAGCAATTATGTATACTCTACCAGAAATAAAATCTGCACGAACAACTGATAAAAATGCAATTCTAATAGAAACAATAAAAGTGAAAGAATATAATGAGTGAATTAACCGGATTTTCTGTCAAGGGAAAAGAGATTATTAATGTAAAAGAAGGGAGCCCAAATTCTTATGCGAAAACACGTTTGAATAAGGAAACAAACAAAACAGAACATTATGTAAAAATTAGCAGAGGAGGTTTATTATTCAATCCTTGGGTTTCAGTAAATAAATTTGAAAATCACACTGGAAGAAATGTTTTTGAATATAGAAAAGTCCATGTTGATATATTCGATTTATATCTGCGATTTTTGGAAACAAAGAATATAGCTTATATCAAACAAGCAGAAAGGAATTTATAATGAAATTGTCTGAACTAGAATTATATTATATTGAACGTAGTCTAGAAGAAAAAACTGTTGAAGAAATAGCTCAATTTTTAGGTAGAACTGTTTCGACAGTCAAGAAACATATTAAAGATAATAATTGGAAGCCAAAAACGCAAACTCATAAATTATATGGTCAAAGAGCTGGGGCCACAGTTATGACAGAAGCGGCTTCAGAAGCTGTAGATGAGCAAAGGAATAAATCAAAAAAGAAACCTGTAAAGGTTCGTGATAAGACAAATCATATTCATACAATTTTTGGTGATTAAATGTCTGTGTGTAAAAATCCTAACGACTCTTTTGTGAATGAGCAATTAAGATGGGTCGCCACATTATCTAATAAAGAAAAAATTTATCAAGATGATGGTCGGCCCGGATGTTTCCCTCCCAGTGCTTGGTTGAGACTGAAGCTATATTTGCAAGAAAATAATTTGTACATCACTGGAATGCTCTTGCAATTTCGGAGTCATATCATTAATATAGGTCATAATTATCAAGCCTATTTCTTTAGTAAAGGGGTTGGTGCATGTATGATGATGTCACATCAAGATGGTTATTCAAGTACTCTAAACTATTTTTTGGTTGGCTATAAAGATAATCATCAGGTATATATTAAAAAATACCAAGTCCCAGAACTAATTGAGGTTGATTCATTGACACGCACAGTCGAAAATTGTAAAAACTCACTATTGCCCGGAAATGCCTGAAAAATATTCTAATAGTTGTCGATATACATCTCGTTATGGGGGCGGGTGGATTACGGCCGCTCAATATTTAGCAGAGATAATGTGTGAACGGCAAGCTCAAAGAAAAGAACAAGGTCTATGTGTAAAATTTTGGAATAGCCAACCTTGGAAAAAACAGTATATGTTACAACTTTTGACCGCTAACAAACTATTGAAAAAGTATAGTGAGAGAGAAATAATAGCTGCTGTTAATTCCCAGTTCGGTTCCAAAATATTTTCATTAACTGCTAAACCTTTATTACTACCATTATTGAAACAGATAAAAAAACAAACAGTAGATATCACAAATATTCCACAATTAAAAACTGAAGAAATACCCCGCCAACCTTTCTCTGCTAAAAAATCGAGATTGAGAGATTTAGATGACTGATAATATATTCAAAAAAATTGTAAAAGATTACGGTGAAGGTATAATTGTTGACGGCAATCGTATACTTGACGAGGAAAAACAAATAATACCTGTCAGCCCAAATATAGACTTAGCACTGGGCGGAGGTATACCTGAAGGAATTTGGGTTACATTCTCCGGTCAACCAAAAACTGGAAAAACAACTACAGCACTTCATTTTGCTGCAAATTGTCAGAAAAAAGAATACGGGAACAGGAAAGTTTACTATCTTGATATTGAAGGGAGATTAAAACGTAAAAATGTTGAAGGAATTAAACATCTTGATAAGAATAGATTTTATCCAATTAGGTCAGTAAAAGGTAAAATATTAGATGCGGAAAGTTTCCTTCAGATTGCGGAAAAAATTGTTCATGAAGAATATGGTTCAGTAATAATTATAGATTCAGTAAGCATGATATGTGCTGCTGGGGAATTATCGGACGAATTAGGTAAACAGCATAGAGCGCCTGGTTCGAAACTACTGGCACAATTTTGCCGACAACTATCAAATGTTGTACCAATAAATAATAATATAATAATTGGAATCATGCAGATGATGGCTAATGTAAGTGGATGGGGCAAATCTATAGTAGAAAAAGGTGGAAATGCCATTGTATACCAATCAGATGTTCGTATGACAATAAATAAATTTGATTATTTAAAAGATGAGAACGGAAAAAATATTGGACAGAAAGTAGAATGGACTATTTTAGAATCAGCCTTATCCACCCCAGGAGTCAAAGTAGATAGTTATATAAAATATGGTATGGGGATTGACGAATTACACGAATTGATTATGATGGCGATAGATATTGATGTAATACAAAAGGGTGGGACTTGGTATACATTCGAAGAAAAAAAATATCAAGGTATTGACAAATTGTACAAATCGTTTATAATGGAACCGAAATTGGTAACTCTTCTCAAAGAGAAAATAGAAACATTATTAAAATGACTATTATGGGATTAGATGGAAAACAGTATAAATTAAATTTGAATGACCTTATTCCGAAAGAATCCGACAAAAGAACACGTTCATTTGGTCATATATCAGCAAGAGAGTTATTACGTGAAGAATTTCCAACGGACAGAATACTGGAAGAATTATATTTGCCGGGAAGTAACGGTTTATATGCTGATTTTTACTTACCCTATCAAAAATTAATGGTTGAGGTACATGGACGGCAACATTTTGAATTCACTAAACATTTTCACGGAGACAGGTGGGGATTCTTAAAATCACAAAAAAGAGACCGTCAAAAAGAACAATGGTGTGGTTTGAACATGATATACCTTATAGTTTTGAAAGATAGTGAAATTGATGAGTGGCGAAAACAAATCAGTTCCTACAACGACTAAAGATTTAGTAGAGAAAATAGATAGGACACTGGATAATTACGAAAAAGAATTAGGTATACGTCTCGAATTGGACAATGAGGCAACTAAATTATTGAATATCACAAAAGAAGAATTAGCAAGTTTTTCTGCGGAAGAGTGCGGTATCTCGGCTTATATTTTGAGTAAATTTGCTTTCTTTTTACAAAAATCCTATAATAAAGAACGGGCAAGAATAACTTGGGCAGAAGAAACAATCAAAACAGTCATATGCCATCAGACACCTCAATATAAGTCCTATTCTTACGAAGAACGGCGATTACAAGCTACTAGAAATGATGAACATGCCAGAAAATTAGATGACATTAGGATGTATGCAAAACAACGTTCAGATAGAATAGCTTATTTATCAACTAGAACTGATTTCATGGCTAAAACTTTATTAGATTTGCAACAAACAAAAAGGAGAAATTTCAATGGCTAGACCAACTTATGAGAAATTATTACAAAAAGCATTAGCAGAAGGAGATGTGGAAAAGGCAAAAGAGTTGGTTGTGAAAATAGCACAGAAAAATACTAAAGTAAAGACAAAGACGAAAAAAACGCAAACTAAATCCAAATCGCCAGATTATATTACAACTACTAGAAAGTCTGGTAGAACGGTTCAAGGTAGTGACCCAGATAAAAATTATGGAAAAGTTGTTGGGATGAATAATCAATTTCATAACAATTTTGTTGATGATGGTTCTCTCGCAGTAAAAGAGAAAGAGTTCGATAAAAAACATCCACTAAAGAGAACATCACGCGATAGACCAAAATTCAGAAAGATAACAGTAGTATGTAATTCTTGTGGAAAAAAAGAAAAAATTGCTCCAGCATTAACTAAGAAAAAAATTGGTTCAGAATATGCGTTTTACAAATGTGATAGTTGTTGCAAAGGTAAATAATAACAGTGGAATATTTAACTGATATATCGGCTGAAAGAGCTGTTCTGGCTGGTATTTTTCAATATGGTTGTGAAGCTTTCATTGATGTGGATGATTTATTGGATGCGAATACATTTACATTAGATTCTAATCAAATAATTTATCATTGTATGTCACACATTTTAAAGGAAGATAAAGATAGTTGTGTGGATTTCCCTACTTTGTTATCTACCGCTAATGATTTAGGCTATAAAGAATTTTTTACTAACCCTGAAGAAAAAAAATATATTAGAGCTATCCAAAATTTTCCCATCAAATTGCCAAACGTTCGTAAATTAGCAGCCAAAATCCGCAAATTACAAATTAGTCGTATGTTAATTCAACAATTGGATGAATGTAAAATAAATTTACGAAATGTTACAGGTGCTGAACCTATTGCACATATATTAGGTCTTGTTGAGAATCCTATTTTTGATTTTTCTTTATTATTGAATGATAGTCAAAGTGGACCAACTTCATTTGGTTATGGTATAGATGATTATCTAGAGTATTTGGAAAACAATCCAAAAGATATGGTTGGTATATCTACAGGATATGATAAATATGATTTTTCTATAGGAGGAGGACTCAGACGTAAAACAATAAGTTTGATTGGGGCCAGACCTAAAACTGGAAAAACAATGTTTGTAGATAATGTTGCTTTACATATAGCAGGAAAAATAGGAATTCCCGTATTGAATCTGGATACGGAAATGTCAAAAGAGGAACACTGGGACCGGTTATTGGCTTGTCTATCTCGTATTGAAATCAATGAGATTGAAACTGGTAAACATATAAAAAATGAAGAGAAAAAACGAAAAGTCCATGAAGCGGCTCAATATTTACAATCCATTCCATATGATTATATAAGTATAAGTGGCAGGTCATTCGAAGAAGTTCTTTCTGAGATTCGCCGTTGGTTATTCAAAAAAGTTGGAACTGATGAGAATGGTCAGACAAAAGATTGTGTTATTATATATGATTATTTAAAATTAATGTCTGCTGATGGTATTAGTGAACATATGAGAGAATATCAAAAATTGGGATTTCAAATGACTACTCTACATAATTTTGCCGTGAAATATAATATTCCTTGTTTAGCATTCGTTCAATTAAACCGAGATGGTATAACGAAAGAGACGACAGATGCCGCAAGTGGTTCTGACCGTTTTATATGGTTTTGCTCTAATTTTTCTATTTTGAAAAGGAAATCTGAAGAAGAAATTGCTGATGATGGAATAGAGAATGGAAATCTCAAATTGATTCCTCTGATTGCTCGGCATGGGGAAGGGCTACAAGACGGCGATTACATAAATTTGAAAATGGAAGGTAGATTTAGCTCGATTAAACAAGGTAAAACAAGAAATGAGCTACACAACTTATCCAGAGACGAACCTATATTTTGACAATGATAGGTTGCAAATTGTAAATGATTTAGCCGCATATAATATGGATGAACTTTTGGATAGATTGAATGTGAATTTGAATAGAACTAACAGGATGTTTGTGGGAACCTGTCCAATCCATAATGGTGATAACCCAACCGCTTTCAATTTATATTTCGATGGTCATACAGTAAAAGGTTATTGGAAATGCCGCACTCACCTATGCCACAAAGATTTTGGTTCGACTATGATTGGATTTGTAAGGGGAATGCTTTCTAGTCAAAATTTGGGCTGGACTAATACGGGAGACGAAAAATATTCTTTTCAGAAATCAGTAGATTTTATCTGTCAGCTAGTTGGTCAACCATATCTCAATATCAAAGTCAATAGTTCAGACGTAGAAAAACGACAATTCATTTCCCAAACATATATACAAAATGGACACGTAAATGGTAGACCCAAAATATTAAGAAATAGAATTCGTTCACTATTAGATATTCCTGCTGACTATTTTATAAAAAGAGGTTTTTCTAGAGAGATTTTGGATAAATATGACGTTGGTATGTGTGTGAATAAAAAAAAAGAAATGTATGGTAGAGCAGTTGTTCCCATATATGATGAAAATTATGAATATATGATAGGATGCACTGGAAGAATTCCGGTTGACAAATGCTCCAAATGTTGTTACTATCATCATCCTAGTCAGAGTTGTCCCGCAAATAGGGAGTCGAGAAAATGGTATAATAATTTTGGTTTTGCGAGAAAATGTTGTTTATATAATTATTGGTTTGCCAGAAAACATGTGGAAGAAAGTGGAGAAATAATAATTGTAGAAGGTCCAGGAGATGTTTGGAGATTGGTAGAATCAAATATACATAATTGTGTTGCGATATTTGGGTGTGAATTGAGTGATGAACAACAAATAATTTTAGAGAAATCTGGAGCAATGTCCGTAACCTTACTATTAGATAACGATTCTGCTGGTGAAGAAGCAACTATAGATATAAAAAAGAAATTATCTCGATATTATAAATTGAATATTCCACAAATTACGTCCAAAGATTTAGGTGACATGGAAAAGAAGGAAATAGAATTATGTCTCAAAAAATATTAGCTTTTTCAGGAAAAAAACAAGCAGGAAAGAATACTTGTGCTAACTTTGTTGTTGGTACTGAGATGATGGTGTTGAATCTGATAGAATATTTTACTTTGAATGAGTTGGGTAAATTAGTAGTTCCGGCTCAAATGGAAGATGGTTCGATTGAGGATGGAATTTTTGACTTGGATAGGAAAGATGAACAATTTATATTTTATCTAGCAGAGAAAGTGTGGCCATATGTCAAACTGTATTCGTTCGCCGACCCACTAAAAGAATTTTGTATAAATGTACTAGGCTTAGAATATGAACAGTGTTACGGGACCGATGAACAGAAAAATAGTGAAACGCATTTAAGATGGGAAAATATGCCAGGCGTTGTCACGCCAACACAAGCACAAAAAATAGCCGAAGGATTTGCTATTGACGATGAAGGGACAACATATAATAATTGGGTTAGCCCATTCGATACAATTGATTTTAGTGAAACAGTTATAAATTGTCCTTTGCTTAATAAAGAAAATATTATCATTCATCAACCAAGCTCAATGACAGCCCGTGAAGTTCTTCAGTATTTTGGTACTAATATCTGTCGGCGAATGTATGACAATGTGTGGGCGGATGCTTGTATTAGAAAAGTTCAGTCAATACAAAGTGAATTTTCTGTTATTACTGATTGTCGTTTTCCAGATGAAGCAGAAGCCGTACAGAACGCCGGTGGAAAAGTAGTTAGATTGACTCGTCAAGTGAGTGAGGACCAACATGAAAGTGAAAAGGCTCTTGATGATTGGGATAATTTTGATTTTGTAATTGATAATCAAGATTTGACTATTATGGAATCTACACAATTATTGTTAGAAAAATTGAAAGAATGGAATTATGTTACATAAAACTAAGGAAATTGTCGTACAAAAAGCTGATATTGATGAGGGAATAATTCCTTTGATAAATTGGATGAATTCTCTACAGGATGTATATACATTGTACTCTTGTCAGGGCAGCAATAAAAAAATAGCAGATTGTGCCTTATGCACGAAAAACACTCCTTATGTTTCATTCCTGTGTTTTAATCCAGTCAATTTAGCTAAAATCCTACAATTATTTGAAGACAAAGCTCAAACAGAAATATATTATGATAACGGAGTTGTTAAATATAGTGCAAGATTTTATAATGTGCAATATTTACAACTATGTGTAGACTTTATATACAATCCTAAATATAAAACATACAATGATTATAACATATTTTAGAAGTAGTAGTTACAACACGTATGACTGGTGCAAGCACAAATATTTCTTGGAATATGTTCTTGGCTTAGATGGTGGTTCCAACAAGAAAGCCGAAAAAGGAACTATTGTCCATAAAGCTTTAGAATTTCTAGCCAAGCAAGCCATCGCCGAACAAACCAATCAAGATTTTTGGGAGATAATTAAGGAGGATGATTTACAGCCAAAACGAAAAACACTAAACTCTTTTTTGAAAACGTCATACGAATTTTATTCCCGTAAAAGTGTTTATGCATGGGCTCAAGAAGATTTGGAAGATTGTAAAAATTGGACCCAGAAGGCTATTAACTATAATGATGGAATGTTTGACCCTCATAAATTGGATATAGTTGAGTCAGAATTATTTTTTGATTTTGAGATTGATAAACCGTGGGCCAAATATTCTTATGAATTACCTGATGGAAAAATTTTGGATGGATTCTTAGCGTTAAAGGGAACAATAGATTTAGTTACACGAATAGATAATACAACATTGGAAATAATTGACTGGAAGACAGGGCGGAGACTGGATTGGGCAACGGGAAAAGAAAAAACATTAGACACATTAAAAAATGATTTTCAACTTCGTCTTTACCATTATGGTGTTAGTCATCTTTTCCCAGAAATAGAGAATATAATATTTACAGTATTTTATATTAATGATGGAGGACCATACTCGGTAAATTTTGAAAAGAAAGATTTGGTATATACGGAAGAGATGATTAGAAAAAGATTTGAAGAAATTCGTAGAACTACCAAACCTCGATTGAATATCACTTGGAAATGTACAAAACTTTGTAGATATGGAAAAACAATAGATAAAGACAGCGGAACAACAATTTGTGAAACAATAAAAAATGAAATTGCACAAAATGGAATAGATTATACAATGAAGAAGAGATGCAACTGGAACAATCTATCATCTTATGGAATGGGTGGGGGTTCATGGAAAAATTAAAAATTAAGAAAATAAGTATAGATGCAATATTACCAACTCGTGGATATGACACTGATGGAGGTATGGATTTATATACTAATAAGAATATCAAGTGTTATCCACGACAAACAACTAAAATTCCAACTGGAATAGCAATGGAAATACCAGAGACATATGTGGGGTCAATCAGAGATAGGTCTAGTTTGGGGGCTAAAGGAATTCACGTACTTGGCGGTGTGATTGATGAAAATTTCAGAGGGCAAATTTTTATTTGTTTACATAATTTAACTAATCTAGTTTATGAAATAAAAAAAGGTGATAGAATAGCTCAAATATTGATTCATAAAGTACACAAATTTGAACTTATTGAAGTGGATGAATTAGATGAAACCGAACGGTCAACGGGTGGATTTGGTAGTACAGGTAGGTAGGGAGTTAATAATGCCAAAAGTAAAGATTCTAGAAATTTACGGTGAATATTGTGATTCTTGCGATGTAAAACCGCTTACTGAAAATATAACAGATTGGGAAGAGGTAACAGATAAAGAATATCAAATGTTAAAGGATTGGGTATGTAATAAAAATAATTATCATTATCGAAAAATAGACAAATATATATTAGCAGTTTATAGTCTACCATCATTAAATACAAAATTAGTTATAAAAGATTTTTTGAAAAGGACTAAAGAGAAAAAAGAACGAGAACTTAAAAAGAAGCAGACAACAGAAAAAAGAAAAGCAACGATGGCGAGAAAGAAAAGGGAAAGAGAATTGAAACAATTAAAAGAATTGGAGAAAAAGTATGGAAAATAAAGTTGAAGAATTTTTAGATGAATTGACAAAATTAACTTATAAATGTGGAATAAAAATTGCTGGATGTGGATGCTGTGGTTCTCCATATTTATGCCCAATAAACAAAGAAGAAAAATTCAAATACTCTGTATGTAATGATTATGCAAGTTTAGGTTTGGATACAGAATAGGTAGAAAAATGATAATATTTTCAGGGAGCAGTAAACGACAAAATGAAAAGCAACCGTTAACGTTAGAAGAAAAAATTGCCATGTATGCGACGGTTATTCACGATTCATTAGATAGATTAGAAAAGAAAAATAGACAAGAAGGAATAAAAAGCATTAAAATAATTATAAATGCTCTAGTTGCTGATTTATTAAGATAAAAATAGATAATTGTGGGAAGTTGGTTTTTGAATGAGTTCACATTTAGAAATTTTTATCAACGAATTGAAATATAAAGGCAAAAAAAATAGTCAACCTAATTTTTTAGTTGAAGATAAATACCATGAAATATACCAGATTTGGCTGGATATTGTTTTAGAAGGTAGGATTGGAGATAACATAGATTATGTGGTTTAACTTAAACTGCCACTCACACTTTTCTCTGCTAACTTCTACAGCAAAACCCAAACAAATAGCTGAGAGATGTAAAGAGCTTGGTATGAATGGATGTGCTCTTGTAGATAGCGGTAATCTTAGCGGAGCCATACAATTTATAAAAGCTATGCACAAAGAAAAACTAAAATGGATTTTGGGTTGTGAAATATATTTATGTAAAGATGACCCATCAATAAAAAATAAAGAAAATTCTTTTTTAACTCACTTAACTGTCTTAGCCAAAAACTTAGATGGGTGGAAAAGTTTAGTAGGGGCAGTCAATGAGTCAAATAAACCCGAATACTTCTACAAGAAACCTCGATTAAATCTAGATAAACTAGCACAATTTGCAGGAAACATAATAATTATTAATGGGGGCACCTTCACTGATTTGGGAAATTGTATATTTGGCGAAAACGTCCGAGCAGCTTATAACGCCAGAACGTATGATGAAGCAAAAAAATGCGTGGTGGATGATTGGGTAGATATAGTTTTCGTGAAGGCAATTAAATATAGAGAAATGTTTGGTAAAGAAAACTTTTTTTTGGAAATCTCACTGATGGACCAAGATAACCTACCCGCCACAAAAGTAATAGCAGAAGCTCTCCGTCATATCTCTCAAAGCACTGAAATCCCATGTGTAGCTACGGCCCCTTCTTATTACTGCAAACCTGAAGACGCTGCTGACCAACGTATACTTCTTTGCTCAAAATACGAGACTACATTGAGAAAGATTCAAAAGAAGTTAGATAATGATGATGATATCTCACTAAGTAAGTTTTTCCATTCAAATCAATATTATATGCCTTCAATGGAAGAGATGGGCCAGTTACATACGCAAGATGAGATTGAGAACTCTCTGCTAATTTCTGATATGTGTGAAGATTATAACGTCTTTAGTCAGCCCTTGCTTCCCCGTTTTGCTTGTCCTGATAGAGTGAGTGAGGTCGAACATTTAAGACAATTGTGTAGAGAGGGATGGAAGAAGAAAATAGGTAATAATATAGACAGTTCTAAACATCCCATATATGTAGATAGAATAAAAAAAGAACTTGCGGTATTAGAAGAGGCTAATCTATCTGGATATTTTTTGATTGTTCAAGATTATGTTGAATGGGCTCATAATAATGCTATAAACACAGGCTCGCGCGGAAGCGCCGCAGGTTGTCTCGTATCCTACTTATTAAATATTACTGATATTGACCCAATAAGGTTCGATTTGATTTTTGAAAGATTTTATAATGCTGGTCGTAATACTAAGGATAGAGTGGCTTTACCAGATATTGATGTGGATTTTCCAAAGTTCAAACGGTCAGAAGTAATTAACTATATAAAAAGTAAGTATGGTGAGAACTGTGTCAGTCATATGCTAACATTCGGTAGAATGCAGGGGCGTAGTGCTCTAAAAGATGTTTTGCGGGCGCATGATGCGTGTAGTTACGAAGAGATGAATTTGTTGACTAGACATATCCCTAACGAAGCAGATATTTCTGACCAACTCCAACTAATGAGAGAACAGGATGGGGAAGCCAGTATAATTCAATGGGCTTTAGAAAATAATAAAAAGGAATTGCAACCTTGGTGTTCTATTAACGACGGTCAGTTAGACGGTAAATTCTCACAATATTTTGCTCAAGCAATTCGATTAGAAGGCACCAAACGTAATCAAGGAAAACATGCGTCCGGTTTGGTTATTTCGGCAAATGCTCTTGACAAAACAATTCCAATGGTTTATGATAAAAGTGACGACCAATTGATTGCGGGATTGGAAATGGAAGATTTGGAGTCGTTGGGACAGGTGAAATTTGATATATTAGGTATTACATATTTAGATAAAGTAATGGGGGTGCAAAAATTATTAGAAACTGGTACAATATAATTAAAGATGTAGCACAGGCTTTCATAAAGTATATTAAAATCCTGCTAATTATTTTTGGCGTCTCAGTTATAGTTGATGATTCGAGATATAATTCCGATGTAGTTAAGGTAAATTATGTACATGATAGATATATATTGGAATTGGCTAGACAAAATAGTACCTTTGATAGGAAAAAACACAATTTTGAAGGGTTAGAACAAACACGACAAATACTTAGAAAGGTAAATAAGGGGGCGGATGATTGGTTAGTTAATACATATAAAAGAAATAAGCTATTAATAAAGCATGGATGGCCACAAGATAAAATTGCTGAGTATGATATTCTCAGTAAGAAACTGTTTTTATATAGTGCTTTTTTTGATAATAATGATGGTCTTAAAGCGTCATACATCATGCACGAATATGTTCATTCCAAACAAAGTATAATATTACTTTTGCGTTCTCGCTTATCTTTCAACAATACAGTGATGGAGAAAGATGCTTATAATACTCAAGCTCACGTATTAGTCTGTTTAAGTCAACCAAAAATAGCACATGAGATTTTTTTAGAATGACTATTTTAGTATTTGATTTTGAAACAACTGGTGTTGACCCCCACAAGTGTCAACCGGTTCAGATAGCGGCGGTCCCAATACATTCTCAAACTTTAGAATTGCAACAGAACACTTTTAATTCTATGATGAGACCAACTAATTTTGACGAGATTGATAGTGAAGTGGTAGATTGGCACGCTAAACAAAAAGGATGTTCACCAGAAAAGATACTAGAGTCGTGGAAAAATGCCCCAGAAGCTAAAATTGTGTGGCTACAGTTTTGCGATTATGTAAACAAATTCAATTGGAAAAATTCTAAATTTACTGGTCCTATTGCTGCTGGACATAATATAATGAATTATGATTTGATTATTGTTGAACGATTGATTCAAAGTTATGGTTTGGGTAAGAATAAACATCTATTTAGAGTAAGAGATTGGATTGATACAATGAATCTTTGTTTTCTTTGGTTGGAAAGCGTCCCCGAGGTAAAAAGTTATAGTATGGACTATTTACGCAAATATTTTGGCTTGGATACGGAAGGAGCACATGATGCCTTGATTGATGTTATGCAATGTGGTACAATATTAACTAGGTTTTTGAAGTGGCATCGGGCTATGGCGGCAAAAACTACATTTGCTGGGAGTTTTATAAATGGATAACGAACATAATGATGAAGAAAAAGATTGTAATTGTGCAGGTTGTCATGCCGTAAATAAATTATTAAATATTATATCTTCTGTCTTGTTAAGTATATGCATGGTATTGTTATTTTGTGTATTGCCCGCAATGGCATTAGTAAAATTTTTGGAGTGGTTACATGCAAGTTAATTTGACATATTTTCAGAAACATAATGGTGAATATTATGCTAAAGGTAGTTTTGATGTTGATAATAACTTAGACATGGATGAAATTTGTAGTATTATAAAAAAGATGGAAAATGAATGGGAATTACCTGGAGTAAATAATTTTTGTTTGGCGGAATGTTATGTAACAGAGAATTATACGCGTTTTTATATTATACATGTAGATGTTCCTGACCATTCAAATCATTGTCCCGCATTACTTTTTGATTAAAGGAGAAACTAATGAAAAGAATATTTGCCTTTATCTTACTTTGTTTAATATTTGGATGTACCAATAAAAAAATAAACGAACGAGAGGTGGGTGTGTTGATTGATATTAAAGTGATACCAACATCGTTTAATGAAATTGATAAGACCAGAGTAGAAACAACAAAAGGTATATTCATTGTTAATTATTTCATATCTGGTATTAAAGGTAATCGAACATACATACAAGAACATGAAAACGGAGAACGTTATTTATTTATTGATAGAACACCAAAAGGTAAACGATTATTATAAAAAGGAACTTTCATGCCAAATTACGTAAAACAGCACGATAATTATAGTTGTGGGCCAGTAGCTATTATTAACTTATGTAAATGGGCTGGTAAAAATGTATCCTATAAAAATGATTTTGCTAAAATAACCAAGATGTGTAAATGTAAATCTCCTAATGGAACATTTCCTGAAAATTTCAATAAGTGTTTGCGAAAATGTTTAAAAAAATGTACTAAAATTCAAGAAGTAATCAAACCTTCTATGAAACAAATTAATAAACATTTATTGTGTAATCAGGCATTAGTTTTGCGTTACGAAGTGAAACCTCTTCATAATCATTTTATATTAATCGTTCCTTCTAATGGTAAAACGTTTACTTGTATTAACGATGGAGATAAAATTATTAAAAAGTATTCAAAAACAATACGACAGATGAAAAAAATAGATGCTTGGTTTTTAATTAAATAAGGAGAGAAATGATGGGTAAATTATTTCTAGGTTTGTGTCTTGGTTCGTTATTAGGATTATTCGTAACTGCATATACTTTTGAAACTAGCGAAGATTTGTTAAATTTAAAATTCTTTTTAAGAAAGAGTAATTTGGAATATAGCGAAACCATATCAGTTTTTCATAATCTTACATCTGAACAATGTGGAGATGTATTTGACCCAGAATGGAAACACCCTTTATATGAAGAAGGTAAAAAGTTTATCAGTATTTCATTTAGACATAATAGTCCTAATCCTTTTAGTAATAATATCCGATTCAGTTTTGATGAAGATGGCAAGTTTGTAACTGTGGGTACGTATCCACAGATAATTGTTCCCCCATTAACAGATGAAACTTTTCCTCAAAATGGCGGAAATAAACATCCAGTTCCGGAGGATATAAAATGAGATTTAGACTACCTAAAGATGGAGATGAGCGAATCATTACTAAATTTGCTTGGCTGCCTATCAATATAGTAGAAAATTATAGATGGTTAGAACGAGTGACAGTAAAACAAAATTATAATGAATATCACGGTTGGATGAATATGAAATTTATTGATGAAACGGCTCCAACAGAGAGGTTAAAAGATTAATTGTATGATAATATTGATTGATTTTGATGGTACGATTGTAGAATCCAATTATCCTCAAATAGGTAAAGCCCTACCAAAAGCTTTTGAAGTTATGGCTGAATTGATAAGGGCAGGACACACGCTTATTTTATGGACTTGTCGTGAAAATATGGGTCGTAATATAAATAGACAGTACTTAGCTGATGCTGTGATTTTTTGTAAAGAAAATGGTGTGGAATTTGATGCTGTTAATGAAACTATTGAAGAATTAGATTTTAGAGCAGGTGAAGATTGTTTAATGAGAAAACCAAACGTAGATATTATATTAGATGATAGTAATTTTGGAGGGTTCCCCGGTTGGCAAATTATTAGAGAATATTTTTATAAAAGACCATCACCACCAATAGCACCAGAACCATCCAGTTGTCCACAAACTCCCATGGGTGATGAAAATCCCACACAAGCAGCACCACAATCTATACAATATCCACGGGGCAGTACTGAAATAGGAATTGATTAAAATGGAAAAATTAGACCAAGAACAAATCGGTTTTATTATTAAATGTATATGTCAATGGGTAAGAATACGTGAAGAAGAGGGCCACCCACCTGTTCGTGAACCGATTGTGAATCATTCAGCCTTATTACGCCGATTATTAAATGGTCAGAAACCCCTTACTAAACCTCCCCCTAAAACATTTTCTCATCCTAATTATGAGTTGGGAGAAGGTAAACTTGTTGAAATTATGACTATGATTGAGACTAATTTACCAGAAATAGGTGATTGTATAGTTATTGACCATGACGCATGTTGGATGTGGTATGATAAGGATAAACAAATTTTAATATATGTACCGACACAGGAATTATATCAATTGACTATTAAAGACAATAAAAAATATTTACAAAAAATTGAACAGAATAATGACAATTAAACAACCATTAAAATGGCATGGAGGTAAATATTATTTAGCAGATAAGATAATTCAATTGATGCCGTCGCACGTACACTATGTCGAACCTTACTTTGGTGGCGGAGCTGTTCTATTTAGAAAATCATGTGATAACGTATCAGAAGTAATTAATGATTTAAATAGTGAATTAACAAATTTTTGGACAGTCTTACAACAGAAAGATTTATTTTTTCGGTTCTATCAAATTATTATTAATATACCTTTTTCAGAAAATGAATGGGAAAAATCAAAAACGAAAAGGTTGAATACGGTTGAAAGTGCAGTTAATTTCTTTATTAGATATCGTCAATCTAGGTCTGGATTAGGTAAGTCTTTTGCCACTCTAACCAGAAATAGAACAAGAAGAGGAATGAATGAACAGACAAGTTCTTGGTTGAGTATAATAGATGAACTACCAGAAATTCACGAAAGATTAAAAAGGATAGTAATTCTCAATCGACCTGCTATAGATGTAATACATACGCAAGACGGGAAAAATACTTTCTTTTATCTTGACCCACCATATTTGCATCACACTAGACAATCTACTAATTATTATGAATTTGAAATGAATGAAGATGACCATAAAAACTTGTTAAGCGTGATTAAGAACATAAAAGGAAAAGCTATAATAAGTGGTTATGAATCAAAATTATATAATGATGAATTATGTGAATGGAATAAAAAAACATTTGATTTGCCAAATAATGCTAGTGGAAATAAGAAAAAGAAAAGAATGACTGAATGTTTATGGTATAATTACTAAAATGAGATATTGTAAATGATAATACCAGACCCAATACTACCATACGCCGATAAATGTCCGCATTCTGTAGATGGTTTTTGTCAAGAATGTGTGCATAAAATGACTGATTTTATAGGTATAATTAACATAAAAGATAATGGGGTAATATTAAAAAGCAGAATTGATGAATTAATGAATGCTCGTAATGATTTAGAGGAATATCATTGTATTATTCGAATAGAAAAAGCTTTAGAAGCCCTTTTAAGATTCTATAAAACTAAAGAAGAATTTCTAAAAGAATTTGAAGACCGTAATATTACTGAATAAGGAAAAATAATGAAGTATTTTTTATTAACTATTAAACATAAATGGTTTGTTTTTTTAGCAGGATTAAAAACCAAAGCTCCTTTATGGCGTTTAATTATTCATGATTGGACCAAATTTTTACCATCAGAATTACCGCACTATCAACGTCAATTTTTCGGAAAAGCAGACCAACCTGAAAATTTCATAAAATGTTGGATTCATCATCAAAATCATAATCCTCATCATTGGGAATATTGGATTCCTCGAACGGGACATAATAGATGTGAACCACCTTATATAGATAATGAACCTGTACCTATGCCAGAATGGGCTACAAGAGAAATGGTTGCTGATTGGTTGGGAGCTGGAAGAGTTTACGAAAAGAAATGGCCTAATATGAACTATTGGAAATGGTTAATTGAAAATAAAGATAAAATAAGATTACATGAAAATAGTGAATTCTTAATCAATAAAACATTATCCAAATTAGGTTGTCTTACAAGATTAAATAAAAAAATACAAGAAAATATACAAAATGTTTGGGTTTGTGGTAAATGTGCTGATTATGTAGGTTTTTTAGATGAATGGGTTGAAAATTCTAGAGGTTCTGTCACCAAACCTTGCTATTTTTGTAAAGAAGTCCATTACTTGGGAAAAATCAATTGTATAAAATGAATGCGTTAAAAACATACAAATTTCCTTGCGGTTGTGAATTTCAAACAATAGGCCCACCACCTAATGAGGGAGAGCTGCCGTCTCTCAAAGTAGACATTAATGATGTACCAGAAAATTGTCCAGCAACATGGGACTTACTATCACAAGGATATACTAAGGGTGTTTTCCAATTAGAAACTTATTTAGGTAAACAATGGTCTCAAAAATTAAAACCTGAAAATTTGGAACACTTGTCAGCTCTTGGCGCTTTGTTAAGACCGGGTTGTCTAAAAGCTAAAGATTCCAATGGGATAAGTATGACTGAACATTATTGTAGAAGAAAGAATAAGCAGGAAAGTGTTGAGTACTATCATGAGGCGTTAAAACCAATTCTTCATAAAACCTATGCCTCTTTAGTTTTTCAAGAAGATAGTATGAGAATTGCCCAGAATATTGCTGGGTTTGACTTAAAAGATGCGGACCGATTGAGAAAAAGTTTGGGACACAAATTAAGTGATGAAATGGCTCAGATAAAAAAGATATTCTTACAGGGGGCGAAAGAACAAAATATAGTTAATGAACATGACGCAGAAGAAATATTTGGGTGGATTGAAAAGGGGCAAAGATATCTATTTTGTCAAGCTCACGCAACTGCATATGGTATAAATGGTTACATCTCTGCCTATTTAAAAACTCATTTTCCTATTCAATTTTACACTTCCTACCTCTATTACGCGAAAGACAAACAAAACCCGCATGAGGAAATAAATGAATTAGTTAATGATGCTCATTTAATGGGTGTGGACGTTTTGCCCCCTTCTATATTGAATGTTCAAAAATATTTTTATACTAACGGTAAAGAAGTTTATTTTGGTCTAGCAAATATAAAAGGCGTTGGAGAAAAACAAATAGAGAGATTGAGTAAGCACGTTTTAGAAGTAGAACAATTTTTGTTGAAATTCTGTCCATTTTGGACATGGTTAGAATGGTTAATATATTTTGTAAATAGTAGCTGGATGAATGTTATAGAAAGGTTAATAAAAGCGGGTTCATTCAGACATTTGAAAATTCATCGAACAAAATTATTGGCAGAATTAAATACGTGGTCACAACTAACAGATAAAGAGAGAGAGTGGGCAAAATTAGGTTGGAAAGATTGTAAAGATTTGCCAGAGATATTAGATAAAATGGCTGTAAAAAAGAGGTCAAAGAAAGACCCACCCAAATATATTGGAGGTGCCTCCGCAAATAAGAACCGAACTGAGAAAATAAATAGTTTATCTTATCTATTGAAAAATCCACCAACAAGTTTAGGTGATAATCCCGAATGGATAGTAAATACAGAGCAGGAACTGTTAGGAATTGCTTTAACCTGCCATAGAGTTGATTCCCATGATACTTCATCTGCTAATTCTTCCTGTAAAGATTTTTTTAATGGTAAAATAGGTAATTTGATATTGGCCGTTGAAATAAACGGAATTAGGGAAGTGACCTGTAAGAATGGGAAAAGTAGGGGAAAAAGAATGGCCTTTCTTACTGTTTCTGACCACAGTTGTATGTTAGATACGGCGATTGCCTTTCCAGATGTGTGGTCTAAATTCAATAATCTTTTGCAGGAAAAAAATGTAGTTTTAATATATAGTCAACTAAAAGAGAAAGGAGGTAGTTTAATCATACAAAAAGTCAAACAAATATGAGATTTTGCTTGACAAATGTGGTGTCTATCGGTATTATAATAATGTGGTCAATTTTTTTGGATTGGAGAAATTTCATGAACGTATGTCATTTTACTGGTAACTTAACTAGAGACCCAGAACTACGAGAAACACAACAAGGTGTGGCGGTTGTAAATTTTGGGTTGGCGGTAAATAGAAGATTTAAGAGAAGTAATGGGGAAACCAAAAAGGAAGCGGCATTTCTAGAGTGTGAGGCTTGGGATAGTGGTGCCCGAACTATTAATGAGTATTTCAAAAAGGGTGATGCAATTCTTGTTCAGTGTTGTGCCCGGACGGAGAGTTGGGAAGTGGATGGACATAAGCGTTCACGGATAAAGTTTAGAGTAGAAAAATTTGAGTTTGTTAATTCTGGTAAGAATAAGCCAGTAAATACAGATAAGGACGATGCACCGAAAACTGACGATAAACCCTTTTAATATATGATGGATAGAAAACGACGAATACTTCTTTGTAATGAAGCAAGCTTCCTCTCAACCGGCTACGCGGTGTACGGCGCTGAGGTATTAAAGAGGCTTCATGCTACGGGAAAGTATGAATTAGCAGAGTTTGCTTCCTATGGAGCGCCGAATGACCCACGCCAGTTTGATATGGGTTGGAAGTATTATGGGAATTTGCCAGTTAGTGAGCAGGAGAATAAAGTATATGAGTCGGACCCGGCTAATCAATTTGGTAAATGGAAGTTTGAGCACATCTGCTTAGATTTTAAGCCAGACGTAATCTTTACAATTCTCGATTATTGGATGTGTTCGCATATATTGCATTCTCCGTTTAGAAAGTTTTTTCATTATGTTCAAATGCCTACCGTAGACAGCACTCCACAGAACGAGGAATGGGTTTCAGGTCATATAAGCTCTGATGCAATTTTTACCTACACGGAATGGGCTCAGGAAGTATTAAGAAAGCAAGGAAAAGATAAAATAAATTTGGTTGGTGTTGCCACGCCGTGTGCGGATTTAGAAGTATTTAAGCCTGTCCCCTGTAAGAAGACACATAAAAAGGAGTTTGGATTTGACCCTGACTCTTTAATTGTTGGCAGTTTAATGAGAAACCAGAAGCGGAAGCTTTATCCGGAGTTTATTAATGCTTTCAAGTTATTTTTATCTAAGACTTCGCCCGAAATTGCGAAGAAAACTTTTTTATATTTCCATCTTTCTTATCCGGACGTGGGCTGGGATATTCCACATTTAATTAAGAAAAGTGATATTGGCCACAAAATAATATTCACTTACATTTGCAAAGGATGTCACCATACTTTTGCATCTTTTTGGAATGGTGCTCGTTGCGTTTGCAAAGCGTGTGGAGCACCATTAGGATTATTGCCAAACACAAAGCTTGGTATTACTACGGAGGCTCTAGCGAGTGTGATTAATCTTTTTGATGTATATACGCAATATTCAAATTGCCTTCCGCCAACAGAAGAAATTAAATTAAAGCGCGGTTGGGTGTCGATTTCTCAAGTACAAATAGGAGATTTAGCACTGACACATACAGGAGAATATAAATCGATATTAAATGTGTTTAAGAATCCGTATAAAAATAATATGAAAAAAATAAAGGTTAAAGGAGATTATGAAATATTGAAAATTAGTAGCAACCATAGAGTTTATGCGTACACAAAAAAAACTTTAGGTAAACCAAATTATTATAAGTCTACTAGAAATTTATTGGGATATCAAATTAGAAATGGAAATAAAATACCACCACCAGATTTGATTATTGTAAAAGATTTGCAGATAGGCGATTTAATGTGTATGCCAATTGACCAATCAGGGAAAAATATTTCTAAAATTGACTTAATGGAATTTACACGACCACAAGATATTGTTTTAAATGATTCTATTAAAATATATATGGGTCATACCTATCCACGTTTTATTAATATATCTGATGAATTTTGTCAATTTGTAGGATTATTTGTGGCTGATGGAAGTGTTAGTTATGAGAATGCTAAGAATAGTAATGGAATTCGGGTAACTAATAATATAAATTCGCATGATAATAAACAATTATGTGAAAATATATTAGAAAAACTTACAAATAAAAAACCTGCTGTAATTAAGTGCAAACATGCAAATGCTATTATTATTGAAGTTTATTCAACATTACTCAAAATAGCATTTAGAGAATGGTGCTATGATGGTAAGCAAAAAAAGTTACCTACTTGGATAATAAATAGTTTATCGCCTAATCAAGAAAAACATGTTTTATCAGGCTTGTTCATGGGTGACGGCTGTTATTTGGATAAACAACAAATATCTTCTTACACTACCGTCTCTCCAATTTTAGCTACACAAATTAAATTGTTATTACGTCGAAATAAAATAATTTTTCATTGTCGTATTGACACATGTCCTATGAATAATAAAAATAATTACACTAAACAACCGCTTTACACATTTGCAGTGCAAGGAAATATTGCTAAAGGAATGTTTAAAATCAACAAAAGCGTTGGTTCACCAAGCTTATATTTTAATGATTATCATTTGCAATATATTAAATCCATTAAAGACGAACAATATGACGACAAACACGTATATGACATCAAAATAAAAGATAATCATAGTTACACAACAAAAATAGGCGTAATACATAATTCAGGTGCCTTAGAAATGCCTTTGGTTGAAGCTGGAGCTTGTGGCGTCCCCATTATGGCCACCGATTTTTCTGGAATGAAGCATCCCCTTGAGAAACTAAACGGCATTCCAATAAAACCACTCT